TTCGAGTAGAGTTACTTCCTGCTACTACAGAAGCCATAGGAGTTGCGATTTGAGAAAGGAAACCAGCCTTTAAACGAGGATCTGCTTCTTCTCTTGCGAATTCACTAAAATCAAAATCTCTTCTTGCTTGTTCAAGACTTCTTTGTTGAGCTCCAATACCAGATAAAGCTCCAATATCTTGAAACTGTCTTTGAGTAGCTAGGTTGGCAAGATTGGCTCTATCCATTGCAGCTTGACCTGCTCTTGTGAGTCCTCTTTCAGAAACACCTTGGGCTTGCTGGAAAGCTCGACTCATCTCTTCAGCTTCCATTTGGTTTAAACCCTCGTAAGCCTCTCTTAAAGCTTCTTCTTCAGCAACAGCAGAACGAGAACCTCCAAAGGCTCCTATGGCTCCTTGACGTTGTTGAATAGTTCTTCGCTGTCTGTCTATGTCATCGAGAAATCTTGTCCTACGAGCATCTAGAACATTCTGGACATAGGGATCCATGTTAGCTTCAATAAGCTCTTGGTCCAGCCCTTCCAGACCTTGTCGTACGAGGGGTTGGAGTTGGTCTCTGGATTCTAATATTTGAGGAGCGGCTCGACCTACAAGATCACGAGTAAGTTCAAATGCTTCTAGTTCGTCGTCTGTGAAATCGGCAATTCGATTTTCAGTAGGAAATCTTTCAAAGGGAATATCAGCAGCTGACTCTGCTTTACGGAGAGCCTTTTTAAAAGGTTCCTTTGCGTAACTGGGTAAGTGGACTCTTTGAGAAGTTTCTGTCTTCTCTTCACCACCAAAAAATGTATCTGTTATACCGCCCATACTGAATTAACCGTTAATTTTGTATTACTCTTGTGTGCTGAATTTTGTCGAAACCTTTTCTTTTTAAGACTTTGTCGAACTTCTCAGCATTTTTTCCTACTATCTCTAAATAAATTGTTCTATTAAAATCTTTAGAGAGTTGTTGTAAACTGTCAATAAAAGAATACAAAAGTTTTAGACTTCTGAATTCTGGCTCAATATACATAAATAATTCTTTAAGAGAGCTTTCAGAAGTATTCCACCAAAAGGGTATTTCTTTTAAAACAACAACACCCTCTATTTTCTTATTATTCTTCTTGTTTCTTTTGACTAAAACAAAATCCTGTATTACTGCATCTGTGACAACATTCAAGAGCTCGTTTTTACTAGGAGCTGGAATGTTCTGTTCCATCTGAATCTCTTCAAATACCTTGTATCCCATTGCTACAATCTGCGGAATATCCTGAGGTTTTGCAAATTGTATTGTGCTGTAATGTTTTAATTCGAGTGTTTCTTCCACACTTATTAACTCCCCGCTTTAGTATTTTTTTAAAAAGGATAAACCCTTTTCCCGCAACATCTGGTGAACTTGTTTTATCTTTTGTAAACCAGTATTGTAATCGCCTTGACCAAGACCTATAATAGAAGGTATATCAAAAACGTATTCACCCTCTGTTAATGATGCTGGAGCTTTTTCTCCACTTTCAGGGTCTCTTATTTCAGCCGAAAGATTATCTGTGTTTTCTCCTGCCAACATTTGTTCTTTTGTTGGAAGACCAGTTTTTTGTCTTATTACATCTTTCGGATTTATCGCCATAATACCTTATATTATATCATAATTAAAAAGAACCTACAATAAACCATTGATTGCCATCAGACAATACTGCGATCCCTTCGTACTGAGCCACAAGTTCCTGTGTTCCTTGATCCGGCCCATTACCATTAACTTCCTTTATAATAACTTTGTTAGAAGATGAGTCTGTTTTTTTGATAATCATGTAAACTCTTGTAGCTGTACTTGCTTCAGGTAGATTTAAAGTGAGATCTCCTCCAAAAGAACTGACTAAATGAACACTGTGAGATTGATCCAAGTCAAGAGTTCCTGCTGTGTCAATAAATTCAGTATCAAACTTGTCTAGTGTTTTTGTTAATTCTGTAGTTGTGAAAGTTTCTCTATTGTCAAGATTTTGATTAATCTGATTGACAAGAGAGCGGAGTGACTGTATCAATCTGTTAATATAAGAACGTGTTGAGGGCTCTTTTACGCTCACAGCTTCTGGTATTCTAGCGTTCACCGTCATTTTGCATACCTATTCTTGTTTTACCAAGCTCAAAGTCTGCCCCAATAGCATTCACTTGGTACTTAATATTAGCTTGTCTACCACGGCCTCTAAATTTAATTTGGTCCATCGTATTGTTAAAGGTAAAAGGGCCTTTTGTGATAGGAGCACTGGTAGGATACCTTTTGAATTCAAGAGTTATAAGAGCGTTTCTGTTTGGTGCTAAGTCCAGATCAGGAACAACTCTATCTACAAACATAAAACGTTCACCATCACCTATATCAAAAAAAGCACTTTGAATAAAAGCATTCATAGGTCCAGCATCAGCATTCTTTCCACTCTCATGGAGAAAAAGACGTCCATTTGATTCTACTGCTAAAGGTCTGTCAAAGATTCCTCTGTCTACCCACACTGTTCTGTCTATTGTTCCAAAGTCCCACACATCCATCTGGTAATTATACTTAATATATCGGTTGTTTTCTTTTGAGTTTTGACCGGGGTAAAACCACCAAATTTCATGAAACTCCTTATTAACTCCAGCAAAAATCTTTTCTTTTTGATTCTCGTTGTATTGCCCTTCTCCGTCTTGGTCAAAGATAAATTTGGAAATAGTGGTCGGAAGAACTCGAACAACACCGTCATACAGGTAGAAGTCTTCCTTTCCCATCCAAAACACTGTTCCGTTGATATCAACAGCTGCATGTTGTGAGATAGCGGACATGTTAGATCCAAGAGGGGTGAACTGAAATACTTGGTTTCCTCCTATGTATGCCATGGAATAGGCAGAGACATCAGTGAAAACAATAATCTCTGTACGAGTTTGAACAGCTCCGATAATCTCGTTTCCATCAGGGATTCTAAATTCCCCAGCTGAGTTAGTAGCTGTTACTCCCCACTCTGTAAGAGTTTCTTGGGAAGCCCAACGGATAATAAGAGGGTCGAAAGCTCCTGTAGATTCTACTTCTGAACCAAAAGCAATAAGATGGCGAAAAGGTTGTCCCACAAGGATAAAGTTATTTCTTGTAGGAGCGTTGGTTAGTTCTTGAGCTCTTGTATTAACACCATTAGTAGCGTCCCATTGGTAAATCTTTCCTTCACGAACACAGGCTATAAGATCTTCTCCCCATGAATCAAGGGACCATTGACGCAGGTCTACCCCTCCAATTGAACCATCTCTTGGCCTGTTCCAACCACCATTACTCAGACCGGGTGTACCCCAAGTACCTCCACCCCAACCAGTTAATTGTCCATTGTCAACAGAGCCATTCTCTAAGAGAAAATTAATGTCAAGAGAACCCCCACCTCCTGATGTTGCGCCTGCCGCATTGGTTCCAGAGTCTACTTTAAAATTATTTGCGTCTACAATTTGTGTAACTTGGTATTGCCCATCAAGAGTAATCCCGTCTACGACTGTTTGCTGGGAAGTAACTTCAATAAAGTCTCCCTCAGTTAAGTTGTGAGGAACACTGTTATTTATAGTAACTTCACTCTCTCCTGAAACAGTTGTTATCACATCAGTAAGATTTCTGGTTTCCCGAACAGGCGTAATATCATAGATAATGTTCCCTAAAACCAGTTCCAGTTTTTGATGAGTTCCTACAGCTATGTATTTGTTAAATTGAAGGTCATTCCAAGTGATAAGATCTCGTGCAACTCCTGTGAAAAGATCGCTAGTAGGTTCTCTATTGCTTTGAAGAGTCTCTCTTACCCAACCACCAATCTTCTCAGCTCTGTCCCCTCTAAACCGGATTTTGTCACAGTCTACCCAACCACCTTCTGCGCCATACTCTGTAGTATCACGGTCTATTCCGGGTCTCATCGGTATTGCTTTAAGTTGAGTGTCTGACATTCGGTCTTCTCTTATCCCGGTTTACGAGGCCATTGAACCTTTGCGGGTTTAACAAAGTTTTGAGGAATATCTCGTAAGGCTTGACGGTATTCTCTCCACGCTTTAGAATTTTTGCCTAAATCTTCTTTTCTATTAATAGCTACATCTGCCTCAAAAAGAAGAGGGGCTCTTTCGTCCCGTATGTAATCCCAGCTCTCTTTGTACGCTTTTAATTCCTCTTCTCTTTCAGCGTCTTTCTTTTCCTTTACACGCACCCATTCATCGTAATACGGCTTTACTTCCCCAAAGTCTGTGATCTTTTCATTCCGAATAGGGTTTTTAAGTTCTTTTTCACCATATGTACCGTACCACTGAATAGCGTGAAGATCATCGGGATAAGAAATATCCGGACAATCTACAGTTTTACCGTCCACTAAAATTCTTTTGTCATCTTTTATAACTGTTATTCTCATTTTTACCTCGTTTAAAGTTTCATAATATATGCCAAAGCATAATAAGGCGGCACAGTATCAACGCTGAACGTATGATCGTGCGAGCTGTTACCGCCAACTGTTTCGGTCCGCCCTTGGTTAATAGGGGTACCTATTGTGCTTAAACCCTGAGATGCGTTTCCCGGCATATCTTGGGTAGTACTGCCATATACAAAAATGGTGTTTTTGTCATCTGGCACACCATTGTTGTGGTTATGGCTCGGCATTTGAGACGTGGACAAGCTACGGCTGCTAGTGCTGCCAAAGGCCGTTGTTGAGCCGCCTGTATCGTCTGGATTTAAACTCCCTCCAGCCCCTTGAACAAATTTATCTGTTAAATTAGGTGTTCCATTATTTCCATCGCATAAAGCCCAACCTGATGGAATGGTGCCTATAGACCCCGACCACAAAAGAATTGCACCTGTAGGAATTGCATCAGGAACTTCTTGAGGAGGTGTGATATCAGCAACTTTTAAGACATCGGTACCATTTGAATAAATAGTAGCAGTTTCTCCGTTAGCAAAAGTTACACCAGAGCCGCCAGAGATTTTAACTGTTACAGAACCTCCTGTTTGTTTAGCGTTAATTTGGTAAACTTTAGAGACAGAAGGTACAAAAATATCTATATCGTTACCTAAAACTCCTGTTACTTCTATAACAGCGTTTCTAGCTTGGTCCACAGCTCCGTTTGCAGTGGTTAAAGTTACATCTGAGGTTCCAGTAACGTCAAGAACAAGAACACCACTCACAGCGTCCTCTACGAGCCCTATGACCTGATTGTTTACTACCTGACCCCACGTATCAGGATTATCATTGTCTCCCTGTTGAGTGAGTCTTAGATTGCCTGTAAAATCCGATACCATTGTTTATATAATCCTTTTTTTAACTGTTGGTCTGTGCTGTGTGTTTGTTAGTGTTTATACCACCTTCAGGATTCATTGGAACTTGACCATTATCTCGTCTTTGTTTAGCGGCCTGAATATTCCAACTTTGAGCTCCTTCAATATATTGTTGTTTCCACACTTGAATCTGAGACCAAGCTTTTTGAAACTCAACAGCTTCGATCATTGTAGCATAAAATAAAATATCAGGGCAATTGTCTGTGAAGTAGTTTGTTTCATTTGTGTTTTCTACCAGACTTGGAGGTCTTTCTACATAGTCTAGAATGAATTCGTAGGTATCATCAGGAGTAGGGGCAAGGAGAAAAACATCTTTATCTTTTTCAGCGTAATATTTAGGTCTTTTTGTGTTAGAAGTTAAAGGCCAGTAATCACGAATGTAATCTCTGGTTTTTCTCTCAAGAGGTATGTATCCTTCTGTAGGATCTACAATACCAAAAGAAAGGGACCATTTATAGTTATCTGGTTTTATAAGAGTGTTACTTCCTACATCAAGATTTCCTGTTTCTTCTTTATCAAGGTCCGGAATGTCCAGTTCCCGGAAGAGTTTCTCTTCAGCAAGATCAATAGCTGTAGGTATGTATTGAAGAAACTCTATAGAGTCATCTTCTGTAACTCTTATAAGATTATTTTTTAAAGTTGTGTAACTTGTTATAGGGTTCATAATTTTTCTTTACTTCAGAGTTTTAAACTCATCTCTTTCATTTCGTGGAGAGCTTTCGCTATACGTTTTGACTGCGTTCTTTGCTCAGCGATTTGAGTCTCCAACTTTTTTATACGATCTGCAGTGTCTTCCATAGGTTTCTTAATACTTAGGATTGGCGTTTTTTATTTGTTGCACTTTGTCCTGCCAAGCGACGATTCCGTTCTCAGTGATATACTCAAGCTGTTCGGCTGGCGTGCCGTATGCCTTAAGCCGGGCAGCGATTACCTCCCGGTTAAGCTCCTCAGTCGTCTTGTCACGCACTGTCCACTTCGTCTGCCACTCGCCCTCGACTTGCTCCACGCCATCAAGCTCAGCGA